CACTGCGCTGTCCGTAGTAAAATCATCATCAAATATCTCTAGGTAGTATTTAGTAGCACCCCCTATAGTTCTCTTAACAATCACATAGATGTCATCAATATCTACACCGACATCGACAAAGTCACCGTCTGTTACAAAGTGTGACGGTGCTACAATGTTCTGTCCTTTGTTTAACATGAAAGCTGCTATCTCGCCTGTATGTGCCAGGCTAGATGCACGATATCCTGTTGTGTCAGTTCCATTTACTACCAGGAACAAGTCGCCCTCAGTAGTATCTGTTGCGGCCCTTAGTGCTAGTTTCTTTGGGTCTATCAACAAATGTGATGCAAGAAGGGATATGTTATTAGCAACGTATGAAAGTTCTACGTCACTGAACAATAGTTCACGAACAGCTTTGCCTGACCGCTGAATAAACAACGTGCCGCCTTCAGCAGCCTGAGGCCTAATGAAAGGCTTTGCGCCTCGCTTGGTACTAGACTTGGCAACAATGTTTGCTGGTGTGATTGGGTCTAGGTCACCTTGCGGAATAAAAAACTCTGCGCCTGTTGTAAATACCTGTAAGTCTCTACCTGAACGCAGGCCAGTGATTGTGTTCACCTGGTCAGTAGCAAGAGTGATTTTGATTGCATCGTCATCCAAACCTTCAGATGCTTTGAAATTAAAAAAGTTTCCAACCTTTGAGCCAAACAATGTCGATGGCAAACTATCTGCGCCACCAAAGTATAGCCTGCCTTCATGGAAGGTTGCTGTAAAAGGCCAGCCTCTAGTGTTGCTCCAGGCATCTTCGTAGCCTGTCTCTTTGACAAAATTGCTAGTAGCGTCTGTATCAAAGAACGGTATTTCTGTTACCGCTTCAACCTCAGTTGCAGAATTGAACCTGGTTATTCTGGCCCTGCCAAAACCATTATCTATTTCAAGAAACTGGTCTACATCACTAGAACTAAAGATACTTGCAGATGCAGTAATGGTAACCGTTCCATCTACACCGCTAGGTGTAATAGTTCCAGATGGACTGGTTGTTGAAAGAGTAAAGGCGTGTTTAGGAATAGTCAGTTCAGATGCAAGACTAGTAGCTGTCCATGTTGTGTCTGTTGCGCCCCTAACAAGTTTGAAAGGCACAAAGTTAGGATGAACACAAATCAATGTATCAGCTGACTGGGTAAAGTTTAGCCTGGCTAAATCAAAAGAACCAACGCTATAAAGAGTACCCACACTGTAATCCAGGTACGCATTACCGCTCCCATTGATGTTGGTAAGCAATGCACCGTTCTTGTAGAACCTCATACGAATAGTTGATGCTGTGTTGTATGCAGACATCACAACCATAAAACTAGTCTCTGATGAAAACTCAAAAGGTACTAGATGATGGCTGTTGTTTGCTCCATCACTCGTAAGGTCTAGAAGAAACTTTAATCCAGGTCGCCTGCTGAAACCACCCTGTGGTTCAAACAAAACATTCTTGGCGTTTTCAACAGATGTATAATATTGCTGTAGGTCGATACGCCCTTTTAGTAGAGGGTCTATCTCACCTATGCTAAATGAAGATTGGTATTGTTGAACACGGCTCATCGGATATCAGTAAGCAGATAATCACCAACAACAGAAGGTGTCTGCCCCCCACTATCTATAGATGCCGCTTGCCTGAAATACCCTCCTCTTTGTCCTTCGGCTGGAGTACCTAGCGCAACAGTACGCCAATACTCTGATTTAGTTGTTTGGTCTGTAAGAACCTCAGCCAGGTGCCAAGCCATTTGATAAGCCAGTAACTGGATAAAGTAAGTAGGCATACCGCCTTCACTCACAGCCTTTTGATAATCTATGTGTACCTCAGTTGCCTCAGTCATCAATACTGAGTAGCCGCCTGTTGCCTGTGCAATCTCCCAGTTTTTGTAGAGCAAACCA